CTAAATCTGCTGGCAACACTCCTTGCTCATTTAACTGGCGCATACGCGCCTCTTCTCTAATCATCACCACATGTTCAGGATTAACAAATACTTCTCGTAGCGTGTAATCCTGTTGTGTTGTGAGTGTGCTGTTGTGGCACACCTCTGTAAGTTTAACTAGTCCCATTACTTTCTCCTATAGGGTATACATCTTTTCTTTTGACATTCCAATTACCGTTGGCATAGACACGATATATATATTGGCTGGCCGTGCTCAAATAGACCCCAGCTATCGGCTTTTCAGATATTCGCATTCTCATTCCTTTCTCCGTCTCAAGCCACATCTCAGCACCTTGAGGAATATGCACTAAATCTCCTTGTTGCATTTAACCTTCCTCCCTTTGGATAATTCCAAAGTTAGTTGTCAGGAGTGTGCCGGCACAACTTGCCGCATTTTGGAGTGCGGTGCGTGTCACCTTCACTGGGTCAATAATTCCTTTATCAATTAGGTTTACTGCTTTGCCGCGGCGGAAGTCCCAGCCAATTGGCGCATTAGCACTCAAGACCTCAGCAATAATTAAGTCTGGTGACTCACCTGAGTTAAGAGCCATCTGCCGCAGTGGCTCTTGACATGCTGTCATAACTATATTAACGCCCGACATTTGATCCGGGTGAAAATCCATCGAGTCTCCTACCGTGGTCACTACCATTTTCTTAGCGGCCCGGGCTAAAGCACAGCCACCGCCGGATACGACTCCCTCTTCTTGGGCTGCACGAACAGCCTCTAGGGCATCCTCAATGCGATGCTTTTTCTCAATCATCTCCACCTCAGTTGAGCCACCCACGCGGATAACTGCTACCCCCGAGTTAAGTCGTGTAATCCGACCTTGGATTGCTTCACACTCATCTAAAGATTCGGTTTGTTCAATGACCGCCTTCAGATTCATGATGCGCGACTCAATCGCTTCATAATCTTGTTGGCCACCGACAATCGTGGTGGTATATTTTGTAGACTCAATAAATTTAGCAGTACCTAGGTGCTTCATCTGGGTCTCTTGAAGTTTAACTCCACTCTCGCGTGACAAGAACGTAGCGCCTGTGGATGCAGCAATGTCCTCTAGCGTGTTACGGCGCTCTTCTCCGTAAGAGGGTGCCTTGATGGCGGCTACCTTCAAAGTTCCGCGCATAGCGTTCATAATCAAAGCAGCTAACGCCTGCCCTTCAATCTCCTCCGCAACAATTATTAGAGGTCGCGACTCTCTCGCGCATAGCTCTAAGACTGGTAGGATCTGCTCCACATTTGAAACTTTGTGGTCGGTCACCATGAAAAGCGGCTCTTCATGATACATCATAGCCCGGCGATCGTCAGTGATAAAAGCACCAGCGCTGTACCCAGAGTTAAATTTGAACCCCTCGATAATGTCAATGGAGGTCTCCATCGAGCGTGATTCTTCGATGGTAATTGCACCGTCTTGACCAATCCTGTCGATGGCTAGGGCAATCAATTCTCCTATGACGCTGTCATTGTTAGCTGAAATTGTAGCAATGTGCTTAATGTCATCAATGCTGGTAATGGGGGTAGCCATCTCCTTCAGGTTATCAATAATAGCCTTAGTACCTAAATGGATCCCGCGTTGAATCTCAACAGGCGACATACCTGAAGCGATATAGCGCTGGGCTTCCCTTATAATGGCGCGCGCGAGTACCGTAGCTGTCGTGGTTCCATCGCCAGCATTATTATTCGTCTCAACTGCAGCTTGCTTTATGATCTGGGCCGCGGCATCTTCAAAGGGGTCGTCAAGGGAGACAAAGGCAGCTACTGTAACACCGTCCTTAGTCACGAAAGGCTTGCCGCCTTTCTCTTTTAATAGGACGTTTCGTCCTCGGGGGCCCAACGTTGAAGCCACGTTGTCTGCTAAAATATTAGCACCATTCATTATCTTTTGTTGGAGTGTTTGCTCATTATCGTAAGCTTGGCTCATCTATACCTCTAGTGATACTATATTATAATCGTTTTAACAACTTATGTCAAGTTCTATTTGTCAGTTTGTAAAATATCTTTCGAACTAATGTTCTCGGCATTCCCAATAGCAGATGTAGCAAGCTCATCGTTCTCCAGACCACCAGCAAAAAACTGATTAAGACTGTCTGACAGAATTTTAAGCGACTGGAAGATTTCGTATACTTCTTCATTGAGAAGTTCTCGAACATTTTCCATGGCGTTTGCCACCATGCGGCGGCCGACCATAATAGCACCCAGGTTTAGCGTGTTCGTCGGCTCGCCCGGGTTTGTAGATTGAGTTTGGTTTAAGGCAAAGTGATAAGTTTGGAGATACCCTAGTGTATTAAGCAATGCCTGTTTCTTCTGGGAATCTCCCAGCATTTTATAAGCTCTGGCCGAATCCTCTGGCGAGAGGAATTCGCCGGCGGAGATCATTTGCGCGATCTGATTTTTTCTCTCACTCTTTTTAATGGCTGCAGTCTGGGAGTCTATGACGGCTTTATTGGCTGCAATAACTGCGGCACTTATACTTTTTCTGACTTCGTCAGGGATATCGGGATACAATTTTTGAATAATCTTGGGGATGATCCGCACGTTCAGTTTCCCCTTACCGCGAACCTTATCGTTGTTAAAAATCTCATCGTTCTTTTCCCAGTTCAACTCGGCCTTCAACTTCTCCATGTCGTCTTCTTCAAACTGTCGAAGGGGAGATTCTTCGTTATCGACGATTGCCTTTACCTGCTTCCACAATTCGTCGTTGAATTTAGGTGTTAGTTCTTCAGCGGAAAGTTGTTTGTCTTTGGCAGCTAGCCCGAGCCTCTCTCCTGCACCGGACAGCTGGCCGGCTTCAAGGGCGCTCAACACCACAGTAGGCAGTCGAATAACTTGATTCAAGCGAGATTGAGATAAAATATCCATTACGTTTTGAAGAGTAAAATCGAATTGATAAAAATTAATCTTACCCTCCTGTTCCAGATCATTTCCCGACAACTCTTTTGTACAAATTACGTATCTCATGGCCCCGCCTAAACCCATATATTGAGGTTTAACAAGGTCATTAACCAAATCAGTGAAACTACCACCCACTTCTAAGTTGCCCTCTTTGTATAGTTTAAGGCTAACTGGTACTTCTTTGCCGCTTGAGCGGTCAATATAATCAGCAATCGTCCCGGTATTAGCGGGGATCTGATAACCATCGACCAGAGCAGCCAGGAATGACTCAAAACTGAACCCAGCTGAGGATGCGTTAAAGTTTGTAATTACTTTTGTCAATGTTTTGTAGAAAACAAGATATGAGATTGCCTGCACAATTCTCTTGGTTCGGTCTTCACCTGCTTGTTCAGAAATCATTTCGGCGCCGCTAGTATAGAACTGGGATACTCCTGCAATCTTCTCGGCAAGGTCGTTTCCTTTCACATTGTTGAGATAGTCTTCTAGCAAACGACGCTGTGGTCCCTTAATTTCAACCCCCTCTTCAGTGGTCCTCACGTCTGACCATCCGATTTCTGATACAGCAATGTCGGGAATCATCTTTAAGATCATTTCCAATGCTGCGTCGTCGCTTTGATTTGTGAGTGAGGCGGGAGCAGATACGTCCTCCGAGAGAGGAGTAGCAGAGTCAAAGACTTCTTCTACCATTTCCATCAACATCTTCAGATCTAGTTCGCCGATCTGCTTGATGTATTCTTCTTGTAGGATATCACTTAGTGTAGACATTTAAAAACCTCAAATAATTATGTCAGCTATACCTAATTTTACAGCTTCTTCTGCTGATAAATAGACATTAACTTTACGTTCAAGCATATTTTTAATTTCTTGCTTGCTCATACTTGTTTCATCAGAAAGTGCATTGATGTAATCTTCCTGAGTTTGCTGGAGTGCCTCAAGCTCATTAACTAAGTTTGGTAACGAGCCATGGCTGCCGGCCATAGCTGAGTGTATCATCACTCGGCAATACTTTCCGATCTTTCGCTTCCCCTTCGTACCAGATGCCAATAATAGGACGCCGGCTGACATGACCTTACCCATACCTATGGTATGAATCTCGGTGGTAGGCAGAATCTGGCGCATGACATCGTAGAGTGCGAACATGTCATCGGCTGAGCCCCCATAGGTGGAAAGGTAAAAGTCGATAGGTAGACTCTCTTCTCTAGCTTTGTTAGACTCATGAAGATAGAGAAGTGCGTGGACCAATTCTGCCACCTTCTCTTCTGCTACATCAGAAAACAATCCAATTACTCGTAACTCAGGCTCGGGATCCCCCCCGTCCATGATAACTACACGTGGCTGTTGCGCTTCTGGCTCAGCTATTTCTTGTTCTAAGGTCGTTAAAAATTCGTTAACCTTTTCTTTTATCTTGTCAATCATTTATTTCTCCCAAAATTTAAAAATAATATCTTTATGTGTATCCGCGTATTGAGAAGCCTCTTCCCAATTATCAAAATCCATCATCCTTTGAAAAAATTCTGGGTGAAGATCTATCAACAGATCAATTGATCTTGTTTTAAGCTTTGTTACCTCTTCTTCATGACGGATTTCAAACATACTGATGGCCGCGGAACCTTTCTCAGTACGGAGCATGTGTTCTAAAACTATTCCGCGTGCGAAGGACATATGCTCAAGCGCCTTCATTGTGCTGGATAAATATATAAGGTGTGTTGCACGGAGCAGGATTAAACTTAATCTCGTGCTCTTAAGAAAATAAAATGTCTGACAGGTTACATACCCGAATACAAACAACAACCCATACAATACCCAATTCATGTCTCTCCATATAAATAACCACCGGCGTTTACCAGTGGTTAAATTATAACTTATAGTAAACTAAGTGTCAAGTTACTTTGTTAATCTCTTAAGGATTCGCTCAGCTAAATGGTCAACCATTTTTGACTTATCGTTTTCCTTCTGAAGCCTCGCAGCCACACGACGTGCAACCTCGTTAACGATATCTTCTTGGCTTTTGCCTTCGTACATATCGCGCATACCAGGAAGTTCTTCCTCTTCGGCGGATGCGGTAACGTCAAGCTCTTCTGGTCCAGCTTCGACGTCCATTTCCATGTCCATCTCGCCGCCTTCTAAGTCATCCTCGGGGCCCGGCTCATCATCCATCTCAGTCGAGACTGGCTCGCCTAATACGTCTTCAAGAGCCGACTCAAGGGCAGCCATGAAATCATCGACGGCCACCATGCCAGCGCCACCTGCAGGAGCAGGCTCTTCCATGTCGGCACCCATTTCCATATCCGCCTCCATCTCATCGTTGGCAGCTTCCTCATCGCCCTCAAGACTATCATCAGCCAAATCATCGGCTGCATAATCCTCAAGCTCTTCGGGGGGTGCCATCTCTTCTCCAAGGTCATTATAACCAAGTTCTGTAAGCTTGACTTGCCCGATTGGGGTCAAGTTAGCAAGCTTCATAAATTGGCGAAGCTCATTCTCTGTTAGTAAAGTTTTACGAGCCATTATATAATTCTCCTTTGAATATTCCTTAAACTCATGTATAAATAGTGTTTCTTTTTGTTAAAACCCTGCAAGGTTTCATTATTCTCTCACGCCTTCGCGTTTTCTAATCTTCTTGAGGGCATCTGATTCAATTTGTTTTACTCTTGCGAAAGATATATGTAACCTTTCGCCCACCTCTCTGAGTGTCATACAGCCATTTTCGTGAATAGAGATTAAACAGCAATTATATTCTTGTGGGAAGTCAATCCACATTCTGCACTCTTTCTCTGGGCACTCTTTCTGGGTGTCCCTGCAGATACGTGAACATGCTTTGAGTCCGTCTTTCATAGTTCTGGGTGCTCCTCTGCTATAAGGTCAAAAATGTCACCTATATCATCACTCGATAACCCCATGCTCTTCTTGGCTTCTCGTCCTTTGACCCGAAGTTTACGTGACTTGACTACCTTTTTCTGTGATTGCTGAGATACCTCTTCAACATAGGATTGGATGCGCTCATCCTGTTCAATATAGCCTGTCATCAGCGAACGAAAAAAATCTGATTGTTTAAGATTGTCATGTTTTAGTCTAACTATAAGCTGTGCGTGGCGATGGTCGGTCTCTGTGAACACGATCCTCTTAGTTAGCTTTCCATAGTCTATTTCACTCACTACCAATTCCTTCCCATGATGTGGGTGCGGCTTTCGGATAGCCCAGACGATGTTTGTGAAACAAACTGTGCGTTGCTGTGCAATTCAGATAATGTTCGGGCTCCTGAATACGAGAAGCCAGATCTAATACCTCGCTCTATGTCTTCTAAGATAGCCTCGACAGGCCCACGATAAGGAACCCTTGTAGCTACACCCTCAAAAGAAGAGTACCTGCCTCTCCAGTCCATTTGAGCTTCCTTGCTTGCCATGCCGCGGTATACTTTCCACTTGTTACCATCGGAGTCCTGAAGCATGTTCCCCGGCGTCTCGTCAGTTCCTGCCAGCATAGAGCCGACCATTACTGCGTCGGCGCCGGCAGCCAAGGCTTTAACTATATCCCCAGAGTTCTTAATACCCCCATCGGCGATAATCGTTACATCCCTATCGGTCTTGGCACACTCAAAGATAGTTTCTAGTCCGGGCATGCCATGTCCGGTCTGAATTCTAGTAGAGCAAATGGACCCACCGCCGATATTGCAGCGAACAGAGTTGGCTCCCCAGTCTGCTAGGTCATTAATGCCCTGCAGAGTTGCTACGTTTCCTGCCATAATGTGAATGTCGTCTCCGAGCGCTGTGCGCAGGGCCTGGAGCGCCTCCTTCATTAGAATATGGTGGCCATGAGCTACGTCAACACATATAAAACTGGCTCCGATTGCGCGCATAACGGATGCGCGGTTGAGAAAATCTCCACTAATTCCAATAGCGGCGCCGACATGACCTCCCTCTTTTAGTTCTTCCAGGGCGCTTGACACCATTACTGTTTGTTGTTCAATCGTATTGTAGCGATGGACCACTGAACATGCGCCGGATTTGGCTAAGCTAACAGCCATGTCTTTCTCAGAAATTGTATCCATTGGTGAAGAAAGTAGCGGAAGCCCCAAGATCAAGCCGTTCCCGAGGTCTGTGTTTGTTTCTATCTCGCTTCTGGATCTGATATCTGAATATTGTGGGACCAACAACACATCATCGTAAGCTAAAGAACGTTTCATCATCTCTCCCTTTCAATAAATTCAATAATTTCGGAACTGCGATACCACGTTAATTTATGTGGATCGTCAGGGTCTTGCAAAATTCGAATTCTTGGTTGAGGGACCCCTACCTTCATTAGGGATATTGTGGGTACCCCATTAAAGCCAAGTGTTTTTTCAATCGTAGGGTGCTCGTCTATGTTAAAAGCAAAAAAGTGGACGTCTGCAAGCTCTTCCTTTTCTGCAATAGCTTCGTAATACTCTTGTAGGTTATGGCAAAGGTCGCAAGTGTTAGAATAAAACTTGATAACACATGTTGCTGGCTCTCGAACTTTACCAGCCAGTATCTTATCCAGTGCTTGTTTCGATATTTTCTTTACTGACATTTTCTAAAGCCTCCTGTGTCTTTCTTATGCAGTGTGGGCAGAATAGCCTCACAGTTTCCTGCTTGACTACAACGCTCCATGATTGTAGCATATCTTTATCCTGCTTGTCAAACGGTTCTCGGCAAGCATCGCATTTTTGAGGTAGCTTGCCAAACTGAGCTACTTTATCAG